TTGAGGTTCGTCTGCTGTGGCATAATTCTTTAGAACTGCAAAATAACTTTTATGTCTTCCTTTTGGTTTGACGATCTAGTAATAGATGGTCTGTTGTCAACGTAGATAATATTTCCAGAGTGTCTCTTAACCTCAGGATTGGCAATACCACTCGTAAAGCTTTGACCAAGATAGTATGTACGATTATTTATTACTGTAGATATACCTGTAAAATTACTATCAATTGATAAATCTGATCCAGTTGAAGGAACAATCGTTAAACTACCTCCAGTTCCTGGACTGGAAGTAAACTCCGTAAGATCAAAACCATAAGTTGGATTGGTTTGTGCAGTGCCAACAGTATTAAATCCAGCAACACTTCTGTCCTGCCAGAATTTTAATACACCTGTAGTTTGATCATAACTAACCACTCTTCCAACAGCAGTTGTTCCCGTTGATACAGTTTGAGTAAAATATGAATCAGCAGTAAAGGTTGCCGTGCTGTATCCAGTGCCAACTAACCTTAACGCATTTGTTGCAGATGCTTTGTCTGATGTTAAAATTGTTGTTGATCCAAACTGTTGAGGGTTTTCAACTAATCCAATTCTTGCGATTTGGTTTCCAGTTATAAAATCTGGATTTTGAATATCATTTTCAATTCTAGAGTACATCAGAACATTATACGCTCCAAGTTCTCTATAAATGTCAGCACCGTGACCACCTTGAGGTGAAATAATAACATCAAAAGTTGGTCTTGTTGTGCCTGTAGGAACTCCTCCTGCAACTATGTCAACATTTCCATAAGTGTATCCAGAACCTTGATTAGAGATTGTCACTGAACTTACTTGTTGATTTCCATCAACAACAATAGTGCATTCTGCACCAGTTCCATCACCTCTAATTGGAACTTCCGTATAAACACTATTTGCTGTTCCTAGACCAACTCCTCTATTTGTAATAGTAGCAATTTTGATCGATCCATCTATAGCATTATCTCTAACAGCAGCGTTATTTGCAGATGTGCTCCAATCTCCAGGCACTGGCATGTATTGAGTAGATTCAAATTTTGCTACATCACCTGGAGTGATAGTATAAAGATATTTCCAAATATATCCATCACCACTAGTTCCTGCTGCTCTTGGTTCTAAGTCGGTAAATGTTGGTTCATCGAGAGATGGTTGCCCAGTTGGATTGTCTGGACTTGTTCCATTTTGCAAACAAATATAAACTCTGAAATCACTATTCATTACATAATAATTTGACAAATACAGAGATGTTGATCCGGAAACAGCAGCCGTATTCGTTCTACTATAGTCATGTCGATACATGTCGTAAGCTGTTCCAGAAGACCAAGATCTCTTAGGAACAACTTGCTTCACATCAGAACTAGTAATTTTTTTCAGAGCAACCATTGTATCCCAATAGTCATTCTCCTGATCAAAATTATCCTTTGGAGATGGTGGGTCTTGATCCCAATCTGATTGATAATCAGTAGGATTTGTCAGACCAACAAAGGAATAATAAGAGTTGTCAGAGTTTGTTACTCCAGCAACGAAATTTTTGGCATTTAATATTCTAATCTGATCAGTTATAATGGCAGCCATTTTGGACAGAGTTTTTCTTTATTTATTAAGATAGTCTAGATATAATTTGTAAACTTCAGGAAATTAGATCTTACAACCATTGTTGATGTTGTAATACCTGACCCTTCAGTGAGTCCCAATCCAGATTGAGTATATGCATTATATGTATTAGAGTTGCCACGATCAACAACATCAATTTTACCCCAACTATATTGACCCAATCCATCTCCAGATGTTGTTATTCCAGAGTAACCTTCTGCAAATTGATCTACGTCAACAAACAGTCTCTTAACATTGGTCGTGACTCCAGAGACACTAGTTGTCAGACCCTCGATTCTAGCAACTTGATAAACATTATCTGCAAATGAGGTTCCAACACCCACGATACCTCCAGCATCATCAAATGATGTTACTGTTGTTACTGAAACTCCAACATTAGAATTTCTTACCATGAAGTAATCATACTGTTGAATAGATGTAATAGTAACTGCTGTTCCTGTGAGATTGCTATCTCTAAGGAATGAGTCATATGGAATATGAACATCAAAGATTAATTGAGTAGTTCCAATTCCAACAGATGTAGATCCAAATCCTACGATAATACCATTATCTCCATTGTAGTTATTGACAGTAACTTCTTCCTCTGTGTACCCAGGGGGAGAGAAGAGAACCGTTGGTGGATTTGTGTTAGTATAACCAACACCGGGATCAGTGATTGCAACACCTGTCACAGTTCCACCTGCACTGATGCTTACAGAACCAAATGCTCTTGATGCAGAAGTGTATCCGAAACTCACTGTTGCAGTAGAATATCCAATTCCACCATCAGAGATGATGACAGATGAAATAGTTCCAAGTCCAGACACTACAGCAGTTCCAGCAGCACCTGATTTTTGCTCTTGAGCAATGAACTTAATTTTATTTTGGAAAGTTCTTGCACTTGCTTCATTTCTACCGTCAAATAGAGGTCTCAAAGTGTCCACATAAATTGCAGTAGATCCAACTCCAACAGATTTAATAATATATGCACTTGGATTAATTACGGGTTCATAGAGTTCTCTATCTTTGCCTTGTGGAATTTGATCAATAATTTTATCTTCAGTTTGTCTACACCAGGTTACAGGTCTTACTAAAGTGACATCCTCTGTTTTTCCTGGACCGTGATATGGATTAGTTTCAACAGATCCCGTAGACAAGATATTAAATACACTCCTAACATCCTCTTCTAAGTAATCTGGTTGATCAGAGAATGGTTCTAGTTGTAAAGTATCTCCCCTCTTTACGGTTTCGATAACATTTCTAAAGATAACATCACTGTCACCGTTTCCTTTGTAGAAGATAATCTTTGCTTTATCACCAACTTTTAATGCTTCGGAGAATGTTATAATACTACCACCAGTAAATTCATATCCAACACCGGGGACTTGTAATACATCATTTACGAATACCAGAAGAATATCTTGTACATCAATTTTTGATCCTGGTGAGGACACAATAGAAATAATTGATCCACCATTCTTTAAGGTAAAATCTCTTGTTGCACCGTCAATAAATTCGTCAATAGAATCAAGAATTTGTAAAGTGCCTAAAGACCATCCAGAGAACTCATCACTGATTACTTCATCAATGGTAAGTTTGAATTCATTTCCAGAATAAGAAGGTGATGTTGGAATACCAATTGTTCCACCGATAGCAACGGTCAAAATTTGATCATTACCATATGCATATCCAGAATTGACAATTTCAAAATCAATAACACTAGAACCCTGACCAACAACAATATCAACTGTTGCTTCAGTTCCAACTCCAGAGGCAGAAGAAGAACTATAATGCAAACTCATATTTGAATATGAAACAGGATCATCGATTACAACGAATGGTTGGTTGGTTGCAGTATATCCAGTTCCAGGATTTGTAATTGCAATACTTACGATATGACCACCTTCAATTGCAGCAGTTCCGATAAACTCAATATTTCCAGTTCCGGTACTAGATGTACCAACACCAACGTTGACAGTGGTTTGAATACCAGATCTATATCCAGATCCACTGTTACCAATACTGATGGATTCAATTGTTCCTGCAGCAGATACGATGGCAGTTCCTCCAGCAGCAACTAAAGGTTGATATCCGAATCCTTCAGTGGATCCAACGGAAACTATGATTCCACCTTTAGGGAAACTGGAAATTCCAACATCTGGTCCAAGAGGTGATTGTGGTGAAGTTCCAACGAAAGTCACTGAAGTGATACCAGATGATTGTTGTAGTGTATAATCTTCTTGAGATCCAGGAACTTGGAAAATATCATTTATGAGAATTACCGCATTTTCATCAGCAAATCCTGTAACATTAGAACCCTCTTGTTTTAATGCAAACTCTTTTTCAGTTCCAGTAAATTGATCAGATACGTTATCAAAGATGTAATTCTTAGAATATGACGATTCTGATCCATTTTCCAACCCAGACTTCATAAAGGATCTACCTTGGAAGGTGGAGGAAGTTGTGATTCCTGTCCAATCTCTTTCATCTGGGGGATTAGTAGCAGTTCCGATTGGAGTATTACCAAAAGGTGCTTCAACAAAATTTAGATGATTATTAACGATATTATAGTTACCAGTAATCTTGGTAACCAAATCAAAAGTGTTTCCTACACCAGATGGTGTTCCCAACCAAGATCTACGGACTCTGATGGCATTTGTTTTACCTATACCAATACCTTCAATCTTCATTATCTCATTACCGACTTTAATTAAGTCTGCACCAAAGAATGACGTTATTCCTGTAAACTCAATAATTTCTGCAAGTGCGCTAAAGTTTGTAGACAATCCAGTTGTAACTGCAGTAGCAACGACTGGAGATTGAATCACATTATCAATAGCAACAACAACCTTTGCATTTTGATTTGTTGCTACAAATCTGTGCGAAGTTCCAATACCAACACTTTCAAGATCTACAACAACTGGAGTGCTCTTGAGTGCATTTTCTGCACTAGTTGCAATCTTAATTAAGTTATCATCAACTTTAACTGCAAACAGATTTTCATCTGGTAGGA